CATAAGCAGTGTTAGTGGGCAAAGTGGATGGATCAGCTATCTTGGTTGGATCAAACTCAATTTTTACAACAACAGGAGATCCTTTTGTGATATTCTCACCGTACACCATAGCAACAACATCTTGCCCTGATATAACTAGTTCACCAAACAGTTCAAACCCACTCCGAACCGTTGCCGCCGAAAAACTTTCCCTGGGACGCATCGAATATGATACGTCCTTGTTCCGGCGTTACCGATCCGGAGGAGCTGACCACCTCCACTTTCAGTTTTGTTTCGGTTTCAGTACGTATGACAACAGACGTTTTGTGTATCGCACTTTCCGCCTTATGCGCATTAAGCTCGGCCCGCACCGCCCCTGCGGCTGCCTCTGCCTTAGCCTGGGCACCGGCAGGCGTCTCTTTTGTGTCCTGCAGATGCTGGATATTCCCTTCTATCCGGTTAAAATCATCTTTCCTAACCACATCTGCCGCTTGCCAATTCGTTTTAGGTGTTTGCCATGCCATTAGCTCCCAACCTTCCTTCCTGTAAGTCTAGCCGATAGGGCACCGGCCCAATCGATTTCCTGCCGTATCACATAATAGTCCTGATTTTTCACTGTTACCCTATCGCCCAAAAGTAATGCCGGATTGCCTCGCCACTCAACTTCAATGTCCCGCCTCGGATCCTTTACACTTGCCAACAGCGTATCCGCTATTGCTTGAGCTTGGGCAAGTGTCTGCACCAAGGGATTTGCCGGAAATTCATATCGCAGGACGCCATTTTCCGTGATGCTGGCCTCGTCCCTGGCAATGGCGCGTTCCTTGTTTTGTACAATGAGCGGCTTGCCCCAGATAACAAGCGTCACCTGCTTGTCCGTGGCGTTGGTGTTCTGGATTTTTATACTTGCACCCCAGCCGTAGTAGGTTGCCTCTATGATACTAACGCCTGCAGGTGGGTTGTCGAGGGATGCAGTGGCTTCAATCACCGGCGTTTTGTTGTAAAATGCCGTCACCGTCTTTGTTGAGCTGCCCGGTATCGTGATAGGCTCATTGCTGCGGTACACTTCCTCTGCTGTGGNTGCAGGCCGTAGCGGTTGAGTATCAACTATGATTTCATTCGCCACCTGGTCCTGTCGTGACGGCGCCCGAAGCGGCGGGAAGTAGTCATCTTCTGTAATTTCAAGGACAGGCTCGTCGCCGGCAATCAAGAAGCTTTCAATCTGTATTTTCCCATCCCGGTTTTGAAAGGCNGCTGCCANNCCNGCTTCGGCTATAAGTCGCAATGCTTCACGATGTGATACNGGATTGAACCAGGAATANGGCACGACAATGTTTTGAAGCGCCGGGTCTATAATATATTCATCCGGCATAAGTCCCGCATCTTGCAATACTATTTCGGCAAGCTCATACAGGCTTTTGTTCTGCAAAACTTGGCTGGTCTGGAATGTGCTTTTCCGCAGTAGCTCCATCCGGTCACGGGCTGTAACCGTAGCTTCAAGTGTATCGTCTGGAGAATCCCAATCAAGGCTCCAGAATGTGCCAAGCGGTACCCATACTTCCCCGCTGCTTGTTTCTGAGCCAAGCCATACCTGTATTCTCCTGTTTGGTTTCAATAGGTTTTTCAGGGGCGACTGCTCATTGTCAACATCAAATTTCTTGTCCTCGTTGTTCAATACAAGTGTTATCTCATTCGAGGATATATTCCCCACCGGCAGGCTGCCCTGGGAGGCTTCCCGCTCTTCCAAAAGCCGTATGCTTACCAGATCGCCGGTTTCATATATTTCTCTTATGCTTGTGAAAAACTCAATAATCTTTGCCTGGCGGCCGGCGTGGCTCCACCTCGTGATTTCCAGCACCTGCTTTGCTACGTCTAGCACGGGAACTGTCAGGGCTTTGCTCCAATTCACCTGTGTGTTGCCTGTGACGGTTTCGGTATACAAGATGGTGTCATTTTCGGCATATAACTTAATCGTAAAATCGACGGGATACTCCCCCCGTGCTGTGTCGCCTATAACCCTCAAGGTGTGTATAGGTCGAGGCAAGTGCGTCACCGTCAGGGTCGGATACGGTGCTGAAAAAGCCCCGCCTGCGCCGGCAAGTTGTTTGCCCCACCAGCCAAATTGATATTGCGCTAGTTTTTCTGGAGGAGGTGCAAGGTGATATGTGCCGTCCAACACCCATGAACCGTCCAAGGACGCCCATTTGTGTGTTGCTGTGTCAACCGAATCTGCTGTCTGCTGCGGATAGCTGACGTTGGCCTGTTCGCTCGTTTCAATTTCAATAGACTGATCCATGAATGGGTCTGTGTAGTCTATCAGAGCCCGTGCTATAACGTGCCGCCTGTCGGCTTTCATCTTGTCAAGAAAATCTTGCGTAACTGGGTACACCTATACCACCACCTCAAGGAATTAACAATGCCGCTACGGTTAAAATCACCTCACTGTTCAATAAAGGCTATACTAACTTCTTCCCAGTATCTTATACCGTTTTTCGTATGCCACAGGCTGGTTAAGATGTCCCCTGCATAGCAGGTCATTGTCTTTGTCCCGCCTGCATCTGGGTATTCTAACAAAAAAAACGGCTTGTTAGCCGCTATGGTGTCAATGATCTTTTGCAGTTCATCGTCGGGAAGCATCTTCCAGACAACGTCCACCCGGCGCTTTGTGGCGATTATGTCCATAACCATCTTTCCAGAAGCCGTCCGGGATGATTTGGATAGGTCGAATCGGCCTACTTTTAATTCGGTAGGTGCTTTTACCGTTATCCCAGCAATTTTCAGCATGAATTACACCCCCTGCGGCCTTAAAACAAGGTCAAAGCCTTGTCGTTCAGCCTCTCTCGTGAGTGCCGGCAGCTGCATCCGGGCCAAAACCGCATTGTCGATTTTGAGCACGAGTTCTGTGGCGTCGCTGCTCTGCGATGAAGAAGCCCGAGAAATTCTTATTGCATCCATAATCGCCTGGTAAACGGCTTGGGCAACGGTATCAGCTAAATCCCCCGCAAAGCCACTTCTGCCAAGGGGGACTACCGCCTCTGGACCTGCTTCACCTATCATAGCCAGGGTGGGAGCAGTAACTATGCCGCCTTTTGCCAGCTTGGTGATTTCCTGAATGTTGATGCCGAAGGTCTTGCCTGCCAAAGCAGACAAGCCAGGGATGTACTTAAACCAATCGGGTATTTTAATTTGCAGCTTATTTAATCCACGAATTACCCAGTTGATGCCGTCGATGATGAGGTTAAGCGGNANNTTNACNATGCCCCAAAGCGAGTCAAACACACCTTTGAATATTAACCTGATGCCCTCCCAAGCCTTCTCCCAATCCCCGGTGAATACGCCGGTTATAAAGTNCATCAGACCGATGAAAATGTTCTTAAGTCCTCCGATGATATCACCGATGGACTTGAACATATTGTCAAATACTGCGACAAATACGCTGCCAACGAATTCAGCCAAGGGCTTGAACACATTCCGCCATAGGAACTCAAACACCTCAATAAGCGCCTCTATAATCGGTTTAAATATGCTTATTAAGAATTCTGCAAGTGGTACAAATACATCATTCCAAAGGAAGCTTAGTACAGCCGATACAGCTTCTACTGCAGGCCCAAACATTTCAGCCAATGCATTACCCAGCGGAACAAGCACGTTCTCCCAGAAGGATTTTGCAATATCCGCGACCGTCTCGAATGCGATGGCAAGCACGTCAAATAGCACGTTCCCGATGGGTACAAGAACGGACTGCCAGAACCACATCAAGAAATCGCCTACGGGAACAAGNACGTTTTGCCAGAGCCATTTCGCTGCACTGCTAACAGCTTCCCAGGCAGCAACAAAAACACCGGCAATGAACTGCCCCGCCGGCACCATTACATTATTCCATACCCATTTGAGTACATCTCCNACTGTCTGTAAAACAGGAATAAGCGCTGATTTTAATTGCCCCCAAAGTTTATCAACTTTNNCNCTGAACTCATCATTNGTNNGATANGCNNNAANTANTGCGCCAATCAANGCNCCAATCNCAGCCACAACCAGCAGTATCGGGTTTTTTAGTAGCGCTGCCCAGGCCAATTNANCCGTGGATTGNANNGTTTTAAAAGCGCCAATTAAATTATTGATTCCTGTATATATCGCAATTCCAGCTAAGGCACCTGCAATAGCGCCTAAAGCTGGCAAAATGATATTTTTGTTTTCTACAATCGCATTTTTCAGATTTTCAAAAGCAGTTCTTACCCTGGCGGCCATTTCTTCTGCTTTTTCACTCACAGNGCCGAAAACACCGGCNGTTTCTTCAATCTCTGTTGTATCAGCTGCAACTACCCCACCGCCAGCTGTCACATCGGATGCAGCACCGCCCTCGGCAATGTCTAGCTGATGCACTTCATCAAAAGACGCCACCATGCCTTGGGCTTGTTTTCCTGCTTTTTCTGTTGCGTCTCCAAGATTCTCAACCGCACTCGCCTGAGCTTGCGTCGCCTTGACCTGTTGTTGTGTTTGTTTTACCCCAAATAGGGCCTGCATGAATTGAGCCAATATAGCGGTTACATATTCAAGTTTGCTGGCCAGAGCAGTAAGGATTGGCAACACAGTATTATAGATAGGCAGGAAGGCTTGACCAAGGTTGAGACGGATATTTTTGAGCGTTGCAAGAAACATGAGTTGTCTTGTTTGAGTAGTTCCTGCGAGAGAGTCCCCGTACTTTAGGTTAGCTTGTTCTAATATCGATAATAACCTGATTTGTTGTTGCTCTTGGAATGTGAGTTGTTGCCAGCTTCGCCCCCTGGCAAATTGCCTAAATGCTTCTGTAGATTCAAGCATGGCTACATTAACATGAATGCCAAGATCCTCGATGGCTTCTGTATTTCCTAATAAACCGGAACGGATACGTTCCATTGTATCTTCCATGGTTCTGCCTGTAGCTGAAGCTACAACTGCCGAAGCTTTCAATAGCTCTGTAGTATATCGAGCGGTTTCTTGAGTATCTTTTGTAAATGAGCTTATCAGATTACTATATGTGGCACCGTATTTAAAGGCTTCTTCTCTGGCCATACCATAAGCTTTTGCTTGGGTTTGGGCCCAGTGATTGAAAGCATTGGCACTATCACCCATGGTGCGCTGAATCTGAAGCATTGAGTTTTCGACGTTCATTGCTGCGCTTATACTGTCTTTAACCAATTTCCCAACGGCCAAACTGCCTAAGGTTATGCCAAGCACTTTCATTGTCTTACTTATGCCCTTTTGAAAAGCACTCATTCGTTTTTGCGCCCTGTTCATTTCTTTATATAAAGCCGAAAAATCTGCGCCCGATCTTACCATTAAGTTTTTAACTACTGCCAACCACCTTCACCTCCCCGCCTAAAAGTGCGTTTAGCTGCTTAACCCGTTCTAGCATCTGCTCATCTGTCATGACTTTTCTTTCTTTGCCTATAGTGGCCAATATTTCTTTCAAAGGCCTTGGTTGCTGGTGTTTTTTGCCCAGCCAGGCGATTGTCCATTGGGAATTCAGATATGCAACGGTGATTGCTTCTTTGAAATCATTTGTTTTCCGTTTCTGATATGCTTTNGCAAAGATGTTTAGTTCCTTGGGTGTCATTTCCCAGAATTCACTTACCGNAATGCCAATAAAGGCAGCGAGTTCAAGAGCTTTTTCTATGCTGAACTCTTCTCCCCCGCTGCCTNCTGCCCGTTTTTTTCTTCGTTTTCAGTCTCNCCAAATGCATTTNGNAATGCTTCACCCATGGCTTCTATAACGGTTTTAATATTGGAATATTCATCAACTAAATCCATGACTTTTTCNGGNGTCAAATCTTTATCTTCATGNTGCAATCCTGCCCATATTATTATTGCTGTTTCCTCCATGGTCAGGTTTTCCATATCTATTTTGGATATNGGCTTTTTCAGTTTTTTCTCGATGAGATGCAGCGCCTTCATGCCGTATNTGAAGTTTCGCATCTTGTCGAGTTGAATGGGGTAAAAACTCATTTAGTTCACCTCGGCTTTTACAATTTTCGTGCTCGCCGTTGAAGAAAAATATAAGGCTAGAGCCACCTCTAGCCTTTAAGTTCCTGTAGCCTTTAAGTTACTGCTCCAACGGTTAAAGTAGGCTTCCTACTAACTTTGATTGTGCAGGAAAACGCAAGCGGGTCCTCAAGGTCTGCACTGGTGGAAAACCCAGTCACAACACCCTCAAATTCCCAGCTGGCAATATTATTGGGAAATTGTATTTTGAATGTTTCTGTTTCTCCACGTTACTAGCCTACCTATAAGGACTTGAAACTGGGAAAAAGTGCAGTCAGTTGAAATACTCTGCAGGTTACTAGCCTACCTATAAGGACTTGAAACATTCTTCAAAATAACTGCTATAGTCTATTTGAACATCGTTACTAGCCTACCTATAAGGACTTGAAACTTTGATTTATGTGAGTAGTAGAGGTAGGTATGAGTTACTAGCCTACCTATAAGGACTTGAAACCACT